TAACACCAAACCAAAACCTATTGATTAAGTCTACATCTGATGACGGAATTAATGCTTTGCAAGTAACGGGCTCTTTAAAATCAACTTCATCTGTACAAGTAGGAAATAGTGCAGTTACGGCATCTTCAGCAAATGTTGGAGCAATAAGATATAGAAGCGATTCTAATAATAGTTACATGGATATGGTTATGCAAACTGGAGCTTCAACTTACGAATGGGTTAATGTAGTTAAAAACACTTGGACTTAATAAAATAAAATAAAATGAAAATATATACAGCAGATAAATTTATAGTTACTGATGGATTACCTAATCAGTACTTAATGGCGGACGGAACCTTAGGTTCGCCATCAGCAGGAGGAGGCTCTACAGAAATACAATATAATAATGCCGGAGTACTTTCCGGAAGTTCAAGTTTTAAATGGAATGATACAAATAAAACTCTTGAACTTTTAGGATCAGGAACAGACATAAAAATGGAAGCTGTTAATGCAGATCCAACAACTCCTGACGTAAACACAATGTTATTATATGTAAAAAAAATAGGAGGAAAGTCTGTATTAAAAACTAAAGATGAATATGGAATTGATTTTTCATTGCAAAATTCTTTTTGGGACAATAATATTGTAATGTGGAATTGCACTACCGCAACTGCTGGATCTTGGATAGGAACAGCTGGAGCAGGTGCTGGAACTTTTACTCAAGCTCTTCCTACTGTCACATCTATATACACATCTATTAAAAGAGCAAGATATGCAAATGTAGTGACGACTGTAAATCAAGTTTTAGGACAAAGAAATACTGAAGCAATGTTTTTTAGAGGATCAGTTGCTGGACAAGGGGGATTCTTTTTTTATGCAAGATTAGGATTTGATGTATGGACAAATGGAGGAAGGTTTTTTGCTGGACTTCATTCAGGAACGACTGTTGTTAGTGCTGAGCCTTCTGCGCTTAATAACACTATTGGATTTTGCGTAGACTCTACAGATAATGGATTAATAAGTTTTTTAGGAAGAGGCACAACTGCTTTAAAAACCACTACTGGTTTTACAATTTCATCAGGAAAAGGATATGATGTTTATATGTACGCAGCGCCTAATAGTTCTAGTGTTTATTGGAAAATTGAAGATTTAAATGCAGGAACTGAATTTTCAGGAAACTTAAGTTCAAATTTGCCTACAAATACAACAATGCTAACTGCTGGAGTTTTGGCGAGTAACGCAGCTTTAACTACAGTAACAGCCGTTCAATTAGGAGTAAATAAAATATATTTAGAAACAGATTTTTAATAATCAAACTTAAGAGCCATAAACAACCTCTGTAGCTTAGTGATGTAAATAAGTACTTTTGCACCACCACGTTCCAAAAATAAATATAAACAACATGAGATCATTAATTTTATTTTTCAGTGAACTAACAATTGTAAAAAAGATTTTACTAGTATTAACTCCAATACTTACAGTTATGTTAAATTCACAAAGCGCTATCATCGGACTAGCGTTGTTAATCCTTCTTGATTTGTTATCAGGAATAAGGAAAGATTTTTTCTTAAAAGGAATTACGGCCTATATTTGGCAAAAGAAATTCTGGAAAGGAGTTAAAAGTTACGGGATCAGAGAGACCTGGAAAAAAACTTACGAATATGGAATAGGTATTATCGTATGTTCAGTATTCGAAAGTATGATTTTTAAAATGGAGCCAATTGACTTAATGAGCAAGCAATTCTCATTAACTGAATTAGCAATCATGATTGCAAGCATAGTTGAAGTTTACAGTAATTACGAAAATATGGAAGCAGTTTCAGGAAGAAACATTCTTAAAAAAATGATGCAATTCTTACCTAAAGCAATTCAAGACATATTCTCTAAAAAGAAATAAAATGGAAAATATTTCAAAACATATTACCTACTCTGAGGCAGTTAAGTCTGCCTCAGGAATAAGGCTAGGGATTAAAAATGTTCCTACAGAAAAAGAGTTGAGCAGAATGAGGGTTCTTGCAGAAAAGGTATTTGAACCATTAAGAGAAAAACTAGGCGTGCCAATCCCATTAGTATCATTTTACAGATCTACTGCGTTAAATAAAGCAGTTGGAGGAGCGTCTAATTCTCAACATCTTGCTGGAGCAACTACAAATAGAAATGAAGCTGCAATGGATATTGATGCAGATTCAAGCAATACAACAAATAACGAGGTATTTAAATACATTAAAGACAATATAGTTTTTGACCAGTTAATTGCTGAATTTGAAAATGAAGAGGGAAATGGTCCTGCATGGATTCATGTAAGTTACTCAGATAGGAATAGAAATCAAATCCTTATAGCTCAAAAAATAAAAGGAAAGACAGTATATTCCGCATATACAAAAGAATTATACAAAAAAATATATGGATAAACTAAAAGAATTGGCTACTATGAAGAATGTCTTTGTAGTAGTTCTTATAGCTATAATACTAGTTTTAGGAACGTGCAATGGACCGGAAGCTAATGTGCAAACAATAATACAGCCTGAATATCACACAGTTACAGATACAATTATAGTTGAGAAGATAAAATTTAAAACTATTACAGTTAAAGACGGAACTGTCGTGGTTAATAAAAATAAGTATGATGAGTACGTAAAAACGAAAGATACTATAAAAAAAAAAGAAATATTAATAGAGTCATTAACTGTAAGAGAATACAATACAAATGTAGTTGACAATGACTCTGTAAAAGTTAATGTGTATTCTAAAGTTCAAGGTCTTTTGTTGTCTACTAACGCTAGCGTTACTGTAAAAGAAAAAAAGATAAAAGAAAGAGTTATTACGCAAATGCCTAGATTATCATTGATTGTAGGAGCGGAGGTAGGATATAGGAACTTTGAATTTAATCCTTTAATAAAAACTGGGATCCAAACTAAATCCGGAAACATATATACAGCGTCTGTAGACTTAGATAAAAACGTTTATGTTGGATTCAGCAAAACATTCACTTTGTTTAAATAGCAATAAATTGCACTAAAGATAATTTACCTTAAGAATGTAAATTTGTCAACGGAGAATTAAACAAAAAAGAATTATGGAAGGATTAAACTTAAACGACTTAACTTTTGACACAAGTTCAGATGACGTGTTTGACGTATTTGCAACAAAGACAGAAGTAAAAGCAGGAGAACCTGCAAAAGACATTGTAATACCAACACCTAATAGTGAGGAGAAAAAAGTAGTAGAAAATATTACAACTCCAGAGAGCGTAGCTAAACAGGAAGAAGATAAAACTAATCAAGATGGTAAGGCTCCAGAAGCCAAGAAGGAAGGTACTGATTCTTCCTCTCCAACACCGAATGATACTGAAAAGTTATATTCTTCTTTAGCCGCCGAATTCAAAGCTAAAGGAATCTTATCAAATCTTGATTTAGATAAAGAAAAGATATCATCAATGGAAGATATCAATAATGCAATAGCAAAAGAAGTTGAATCTAGATTATCTGAAAGAAACAAAACTATTGAAGACGCTGTCAAAGCAGGAGTACCAGCAGAAGAAGTTTCAAGACAATTAGAATCAATTGGAAAGTTAAAAGCAATTACTGATGATTATGTTTCTCAAGACGGAAATGAAGAATTCAGAATGAATGTAATTGCGCAAGATTTTATAAATAAAGGTTTCGCTAAAGAGAAAGCTCTTTCTATGGCTCAAAGAAGTATTGATTCTGGAGATGATGTAGAAGATGCAATTAATGCTTTAAAAGAAATTATAAAATCAGAAGAAGGACAATTAAATTCAATTATCTCTTCTAAAAAAGAAGAAGAAACTAGCGCTTTGAATAACATCAAAAACTATGTTGATAAAGAAGATGAAATTATTCCTGGAGTAAAATTAACAATTACTCAAAAACAAGAACTTTATGACCAAATCACTACAGATTTAGGAAACAAAGAAAATGCTTTTGTTCAAGCTCAAAAAGCTGATCCGCTTGGATCAAGAATGAAATTAGAAGCTTTGTTCTACCTAACAAAAGGATTAAAAGATTTTTCAGTTTTTGGCAACGCAAAAGAAACAAGTATTTCGAAAGGAATTGAGTCTCTATTAAGAGGGGCTAATTTTACTGGAGATGGAAAAATAATTACAGACTCTAAGGACGACATGAGTACATTTACTCTAAAAGATCTTGAAGGAGTCAAATTCGAATAACAATAACACTTTTAAATTAAATACACATGCAATTAGGTAAATTTCAGGTAACAGACGCTAAGGCTTTTGCAGGAATGATTAATCCAGAAAACACTTTAGGTGCTATTTGGAAGATGAACCCACAAAAGATTAACGACACAATGATCAAATTACTAGCAATCCACAGAGGTAAATCTCTTGAGAATATGCTTAGTCAATTTGAAACAAAATATGTAGAGGACGATAGAGAATTCTATTGGGAACTTATCGGAAGTTCAAGACGTAACATTCCTTTATATGAGGCTCGTTACAAAGGAGCAACGGTAACTGCCGGAGACTTCAATATTGGAGAAGGACGTACGACTTTTGAATTAGCTTTCCCAGAGCAATGGTTCTTCAAAGGAGAATTAATTACAGGAGAGAAAAATGAGGTTTATCCAATCCGTGTTATTGATGATGGTAGTCCAGAAGGAAACCTTTATGTTTACACTTGCGAATGTGCAGGTTCTAACAGAGATGGTATTCCTGGTGAAGAATTAGTTTCAGGTAAAAGATTCTCAGAAGAGTTTGCGCCAGTAGGTCGTGGATTATCTAGAGAAGTTGGTGGTGTTAGACGTGTTACTCCAATCTCTATGAGAGGTGAGTTAACTACTATCCGTATCGACCACAAATTACCTGGAGATGCAACTGGTAAAAAAGTAGCAATGGGTATTCCAGTTTTGGACAAAGAAGGAAACAAAAAAGTATTCCCTACTTTAGCTCTTTATGAAGACTGGTTAGTTGAGCAAGAATTTTCTGCTTACAAAAATAAAGCATTGATGTATGGTAAATCCAACAGAACTGCAGACGGTGAATACCATAACTTTGATGTTTCTGGTAGAGCTATCAAAATTGGATCAGGTATCCGTGAACAAATGGAACAATCAAATACTTTCTACTACAATGAATTCTCATTGGAGATGTTGGAAGAAATCTTGTTCGGATTGTCAGAAGGAAAATTAGGATTCGACAAACGTGTCTTTATCTTAAGAACTGGAGAAAGAGGAGCTGCTGAATTCCACAAAGCTGTATTAAACCACACTTCTGGATGGGCCGCTAATATGTCAACTCCGGGTACTAACCCTGCAACTGTAATGAAAACTCAATCTGAATTGCACGCAAATGCATTCAAAGCAGGTTTCCAATTTACAGAGTATTTAGCGCCAAATGGTGTAACTGTTAAAGTTGAGGTTGATGACTTCTACGATGACAAAGTAAGAAATACAATCCGTATTCCTGGTTCTAATGGGGTTGCTGAATCTTACAGATTTGACATTTTTTACATCGGAACACCAGAAGATCCTAACATTCAACAAGTTAAGGTTACTGGAAAAGAAGAGTACAGAGGTTACCAATGGGGTTTCAGAAATCCATTTACTGGAGAAGCAAACAACGGTAATATGGGTACATTGGAAGATGCAGGAACCATTACTAAATGGTGTCAATTAGGAGTTGTTGTTTACGACCCTTCTAGAACTGCACAAATTATCCCTTACGTTCTTGCGTAATAATAATTAGTAGAAATAGCGAGATATTAAAAGTATCTCGCTATATTTGCAAA